CCATCACCATCTGAAGAGTTAATAATATTTGCACTCAAATCAAATGGATTTTGATGTTGAAAAGTAGCCATAGCGGTATAAGTCATTTTTACACCTTTATGGAAAACCTGAGTAACGCCTGTAAATGCAACTCTGTCCCTACCTAAATATTCAGTAGGTGCAGCACCTTCTTGGCCTTTAGTAGGCTCAGAAGATATTGTTGCACTATCAGCTACCTGGATTTGCCAGAAAGTTGATTGTAATACTTTACCACCATTTAAACCACCGATTGCGGAGAGGAAGGGAGTCCTTTGACCACCAACACGAAATAACTCACCAGTAAAATTATTAATCTTCTGGGAGTAAATTGCACTATTTGTCAAGCTTATGCTTGCCATAATATACCTCCGTATTTAGTTGTTTAGCTTGTACTTAATTTATTGTGATACGTTCTCGTCATCTTCCATCAGAGTAAGTTTTGCACGGATAGCATCTTTAGTACTACCTTTAGTAACTATGTTCTGTAGTTGTGACAGAACGTCATCATCAGATACGTCACTTGTAGAATTTGCATCAAGTGCTGCTACTCTAGACCTTGCATCGTCTTGAACTACAGGTTGTTGTTCAGATTGTGTAATTTCCTGAACTTGACCAGTTGGTTCATAACCATACTCTGTCTTAGCAAACTCGCTGACGGCTTCTATTGTTACATCTCCGTCATACACTTGTTTCAAAGCTTTACCAAAACCATTTTCTGGATTTAAACCGATACCTCTTACAGCATCATTAAGTTTTTCATCCTTATAAGAAGAAAGTTCAGCTTGTAACTTAGCGTTCTCTTCATTCTTTCTATCAATGGTTTCACGCATTGCTTTTGCTCCCGAACTATCGAGACCATCAAATTCGTTCATATCGTACCTCCTCACAGTGTTTACCTATCAGACTAAGCCTGTGGAACTTAGCCGTGGTGTTACCCTTACACTTGACTTTCGGGCTGGGTAACTAACTCCCTAAGTCCTTACTCTGCGGTTTTTATACAAGCTTTCTACGCAGGCTTTGAAAGCTGATGCAGGTCATTAAGCGGACCACGCAACGCTAATACTTATTATACACTAACTTTCTAGAAGTCCACTCACTTTTCCATCTTTTTTAGCAGCTCCAGTTTGTACACTAGACATTGAAGCACCTTCAGCTGCTAATAAACTTAATTGTTTTTGTGCATCCATATCACCTATAGCAGCAGCTTCAGCAGTAGCTATATCAAAACCTGTACCAGTTTGTCTTCCTAATGATTCAAAAGTACTACCTTGTTGATATACTTGTCTAGCTTTATCTTGTGTCAAACCAGCTTTTCTTAGTGATTCAAATCTAGTAAAACTTCTATTAAAACCAGCAGCTTTAGCTTCTGCACCAATACTAATGGTTTCTAAATCTCCTCTTAATAATTTATCTTGTATATCAGGATTAATTAAAGCAGCAAATATAGTAGGTGTATCAGAGTCAATATTATATTGTTCTCTAAATAGTTGTTCTACTTGAGGTATATTATTCTTAACAGCACCCCAAACAGTATCTATTCTTTGTTGAAATTCAGCAGCAGAAACTTCACCTTTAATTAAAGCTTCAAATTGATTTTCAAATTCACTTGTATCTGCAATACCTATTTCTCCTAATGTTTCTCTATATGCAGCTTTAGCTGATACTGCTTCTAATTCACTCATAATAAAAGAACCATCATCTCTTTTTAAATATCCAAATTCTTTATCCCAAGCAGCAGTTTGTCTAGTTGCAGCTTGAGCTAGTTTAGTATCTCCGTATTCTATCCATTGTTTAGCAAATTCATTTCTTACTGATTCAGGCATAAATTGAAATAATAAATTAGCTTGTTGTATTCCTTCATCTAAAGTTCTACTAGGGTCTTGTGATTGGTCTTCAACATTTCCAGTATAGTTTAAACCACCTGGTGTTCTAGAACCAGCTTCTGCTTCTTCATAACTTGTTGTATAACCACTAGCTTGAAAATCAGCTAATTCAGTATCATTTATTTCATAACCTTGTAGGAAATCTTTCCTATATACCATTACCATTATGTGTACCTACCTTCTAGTGACCCTTGTACTCTTACAATATCATCACCATATGCTTGTCCTACAGCAGTCTTATAATCTTTAGTAACCTTTTCATTACCTATTTCTAGGCCTTTAGTTCTTAAATATTTATTAGCTTTATTAGTATCATTCATTTTTATTACATCAATTAATACTGAATCATTACTTTTAGGAGTAATTCCCCAAGCATTTTCTACTAAAGAAATAGCTGAATTTTCAATTATAGACCACTCTATATCTTTATCATACATACCATATTCAGCAAATCTAGCATTCTTAGCCATCTCTTCTACCTCTTTTATATATAGAGGATTTCTTCTTACTTTGGAAGCTAAATCACCTATATTAAATTGTGTATGTAAATGAGCAGGTGCATATTTATCTAGAATATCTTGAACTTCACTTTGTTTTTTAGTAGTTGTTGGTATATCCATACCATCAATAGCTTTTGCTAATTCATCATTTAAAGTATAATATCCACCATTTTCTACTCTTGAACTAGGGTCAACTAAAGCTTCTATCTGTATAGCTAATGCACTCTTAGCACTATCTGAACCTACTACTCCAAAATGGCCTGCATTTAATTTATATGCTAATAAGTCTAAAGCATTTTTTAAGTTAGGACTTTCATTAATTATTTGAGCACCAGTAGAACCTAATGCATTTATAGCAGTTGCCATTACTACTGATGTTGCTAATTCACCATCTAAACCATGTTGTTCTGGGTCTAGTCTTTCATCTACACTTCTATTCCAAGTTTCTTTTGTTACACCATCTTCACCAAATGCTGCTCCAATTGCAGAAGAATTTCTTAAATCTGTTAAGAAACCAGTAGAATTAAATTCATCTTTAACTGGTTCATAGTTATTTTCCCAGATATCTACATAAGCATCTCTAAATTCTTCATTTTGCCACCAGGTTTCATTAGCACTAGCTGTTTTAATATTATTAATAACATCTTGTGTAGTATCAGTATATTGGTCTAGTTCTCCCCAGTACACATATAAATCATCATCAATAAATCTTTTCTCAAAATCTAATTCAGTTGAATCAGTTTCTTCTATTTCTATAACATCTTTATATATTTCAATTGTTTCTTCATATGATTGTGTTGGTTCAAATACAAACTTGACACCACCAGTATCTACTACTACATAGAAATCATTAGTCCATTCACCATTTTCATCTACAATTTTAATTATCTGTGGTTTATTTTCTTCCATTAATAATCCTTCATATTAGCTACATTTCCAAGCCATGCATTGTTATCAACAGTAGCAGGTATAAATGGTTCAACTTGATTTGCAAACTCTTCTTCATCTGCTTCTGTTAATATTGGTTCTTCATCAGGTATAACCCAATCTTCTAAACCAACTTGTGGTAAAAACCAATTCTCAAAAGGTACTTCAATACCACTTATTACTGGAGACCTTTTAATTGCAGGAGCTAATCCTGGTCTAGGAACTACTCCTAATTTCATTAATGGATTATTAGAATCAACACCGAATACATCATTAAGGTCAGTAAACCAACCTTTAGGCCTTCTCTTTTGTTGCCATACAACATTAACTTTATCCATATTATCGTAATGTTCTGTGCCTAAAAATTCGTGTACTACACCCATCCATTTATTATTTGTTTGATTAATATAATCTTCAGTAAATCCATCTTCTAATATTCCTTCAGCTTCAGCTTGTTCTAAGCTATTTATTAAAGGCCAAGGTCCAATCTTATCTAAAATACCATTACTTTCTGCCCATTCTTCATAATCTCCACCTAATTGTTGTCTAATACTATTATCACCAAATGAATCTCTTGATATAATTCCTAATGTTTCAATAGCTGACAATGTTAAACCACTAAGCATTGCATAAAGGAAGTTATATTTCTCATAAAGCTTTACACCTTTAACTAAACCTTTAGCAGGTGTAGCTGCTACTTTTTTACCTATTTGACTTTTAAAAAGTTCTCCTTTAGTAAATGCTCCTTTAGATAGTTCTCTACCACCAAATGCTGTAATTTTACCTCTAGTACCCATTTCACCTAAGAAACCTCTAGTTTTAGGTAAAAGTCCTTTTCTTAAACCTTCTTCTGCAGTTTCTCTAGCTAATCTTCTTGTTATGATACGAGATTTTGGAAATTGTTCAGTAACACCAAGAATACCTTTTTCTACTTGACTAATAACTGCATTAACTCCTGCTGCACCAAATCCAAATACATACTCACCATAGTCTAATAACGGTGCTGCTTTTAATAATAAAGAACCTGCTTTCTTTAAATTCTTAATTCCGTACTTATGACCCATAAAGTTTTGTATTGCAGTATCAGTTTTAATATCTGCTTCTAAATGTACAGGTTTTACATCTTCCCATTTATAATTTGGGTCATCTAAATCAATTTTTTGTATTTCAAAATACCAAGCTCCTGCATATTTCTGCTTCTTAAAAGGAGCCTGTTTATTATTCTTACCAGTAAGCATTCTTTCTGTTAATGCCTCTTTAGTTATATTTAAACCACGTGCTATTCTTTCTGCTAATTTTGGATTAGCTTCAATAAAATCAATATCTATTTTTTCAGGTAATTGAAATGCTTTAACAACTTTTACAGGTACACCATAATTTTCACCTAATCCTGCAACTGCTGCCTCGCTACTCTGTGCAGAATCTTTAATATAATCTATAATTTTCCTTTCTTCATTAACACCAAATCCTACTGTAACAATATCTCCTTCTTTAATTAATCCTTGAACTTTAGTTGAACCTTCTTCTAATACTTCTCCAGTTCCTGTAATTGGTCTTCCCTCAAAATCTGTTTTCTGAGTTCTAGCGTCTTCTGCCCCAGGTTTAGTTCTTTGATAAGTTGGAACACCTTCTTCTACAACAGCTTGTTTATTATAAGTAATATCTGCAATATTTTGTTGAAGTAATATACCTGTCTGGTGTCCATTTAAAACATGTACAGGTTCAAAAGCAGTAGTTGCTGCTATCCCATTAATTTTATTAGCAGGATTTACTTCACTTTCTAATATTCTCATACCTAATGGAAGATACCTTACAAATTCTGATACTCCATCAACTGATGCAACTGGAATTTTATTTTGATAAGCTTGATTTAACCAAAACTCTTGAATAGAAACTGCTCCTGCTTTTCTAGTAGGTATTTCATCTTTAATATCAGGTTGTACTGCAGGTTCTTTTATTTTTGTTTCTTTTTTAGATACTATTTGTTTTATAAGATTTTGGTCAGATTTAGTTTGCTTAAGGAACCAAGCATCTTTAGCTGATTTTGGAGCATTCCATAGACCATCTATTTCTTTTGATAATCTTTTAATTCTAGCACTTTCATCTTTAGCTAATTTAGGAGCTGTTTTACCCTGTGTTACAGGTACCTTATCTGCTTTTTTAGTTAATGCTGCATCATTAAAGCTACCATCTTCATTAGTCTTTACTGCTTCTAGAAATTCAAAAATATCATCTGGATGATTACCTTGTCTAGTAGCACCATTTAAATCTATAAATAATCTAGTTTTAGGAAAATGAACTCTGGAGGGAATACCAAATTTATTTGCATATCTTAACGCAGATAAATCAAAACCGTTTTGACCACCACTTCTAATAATACCGCTACCAGGTATCAATTCTCCACTATCTTCAACCATTTTCATAAATTGACCAAAAAGACTATCTGTTACAAATTGTTTATTTTTTCCAGTAAACTTTCTAGCTTGATTACCTGCAATATTTATTGTTCCACCTTTATTTAAAACTTTTCTTACTTCATTAGCTATTTCTTCTACTATTTTTCTATCAGTAGCAAATTTTCCATCTTTACTAACACGAATTTGTTTATATAATTTATCAAGTATTTCTTCTTGAGATAGATTAGCGTACTCTGGTATTTTTCTAATTTGTGCAAGTCTAAATCTATTTGCTCCTTTAGTAGCACCACTACCTCTTTCTAATAATGAAAAATCTACAGTAAATCCTCCTTGTTGAGCAGCAGCTAAATAATTCTCTCCTGTTCTAACTTGCCATTCATTACTTCCACTTCTTGAAAAACCAGGACCTGTATCATCTATATCTACTCTAGTACTAATTGGATTAGGTTTATCTGGTTGCCTAGCTATTCCAGTATCAAAATACGGGTCATCAGCTTGACCTATAGTACTTCTATCTACTTCGTCTATTCGGTTTTGAACTGGAGTAACTATTTTTTTCTGTTGTTCGCTTGCCCATTTATCTAATTCTTGGAATTGTTCTGGTTGAATCGTTTTTCCATCTGCTGTTACACCTTCAGACAATTCATCAGCTAACCAAGCTTGATATAGCTTTTTAGTTTCCCAGAAATCTTTAGTTTGAACTACTCCTAAATTTTTTCCCTTTACATGGCTAAAAGGATTACCCATTAATTTTTCAGGAGATGTACCTTCATGGTATCTTGCAAATACTAAATCTGCATCTTTTGCGTCATCAACTATTGTTACTTTTATATTTGGTTCGTTTTTTTCTATATATTCTTTAAACCATTTAGCGTGACTTTCATCTGGGTATTCTTCTTTAAATGGATAGTGTATTTTTATTTCAGCATCATATTTCTTTTTCATTTCTTCTCTATATACATCAGCAGCAGTTTGTACATTGTCATATCTAACAGTTCCATCTATTTCATATATATTTTCACCAGCTAAATTATTCATTGCATTTGCAAGATATGCTTTAAATTTATCAGGTAAAGCTTTTGCTTTACCTGTAGCCATACCACCTTCAGATACTTTAATAGGTTTACCATCAGCTTCAATTAAAGCTATCTGTTTATCTACATGGTTTTTAAATGCTTCAAAATCTTCAGGAGTATCTACAAAATCTTTTGTTTGAGATTTTCTAGTAGAAATACCAATAGCATTTTCTTCTCCTCTAATTTGTGCTTGTGTTTTACTAACTTTAGTATTTTCTTTTGCATCTTCTAAATTGTCAGTAAATACATATAAAAAACCTCTATCATTTTGAACTGATTTTCTAGTCCAATCTGGAACTGCAGTTACTTTTTTAGACTCTCTTACTAATGGTTTTAAAGCATCTGGAGTTTCTTCTAATTTTGCAGCTTTCTCTTGAACTTCAGGACTCATTTCTTCTTTAAGAGCAGCACTTGTTGCTGCAATATCTCTTGGTGTTAAATCATCTAGTAATGACGTAAATTCGTCCATATCAAGTATGCCATCTTCATATGCGTCTAAAGCATTAAAATGTCTTTTATCAAGTACTGTATCTTTAGGTAAAGATTCATATATTTCTATTAATTCAGATTTAACTCCTTCAGGTAAAGTATCTGCAGCTCTTATAGCATTTATAAATTGTTGTATTGTATTTTCTTCAGCCATTAAAATTTACCTGCCATTGCTTGCAATATACTTGATTGCTTAGCTCTTTTTTTCTTACCTGCTTCAATCATATCTTTTTGTGCAGATAAGTCATCTTGTATCTGATAAAAAGTAGCTGTAGATGCATCTGTAACTGTTGGTATTTTATCTCTAGTACCTACTATTCCAGTTAATACATCTCCTCCAGCTCCAACATCATCTTGCATAGCTTTTACTTCTTCTAGACTTAAAGTTCTACCTGATTCAATTAAATAATGTTCTATATCCATACCTATAGATGCAACTTTATTTGCATACTCAATTTGCTTACCGTATTCTGTATGATTAGAAATCCAAGCATCTGTATACTTTTTTACTTGTTCATCAGTAGCATCTACACCAATTTCTTCTCTAACCCATCTATTAATATTAGATGACATTTCTTGAGTTGAAATTAATGGTTTATCTAATAAAGCTTGTTGACCTTTTTCTTTAGCTGTTAATTCAGCAGATTTCCTTTCTAATCCTTTATATTGTGATAATACTACACCTACTAATCCCCATTCAAATTTTTGTTGGTCAGTTAAATTATTAGTAATAGAACCAAATAAGTTATCAGCATTATTAACTAATTTATAATAATCATCACTTTTATATTTTATATGACCATATTGAGTATTAGCTTTTTCAACAATATTCTCCATTAATGCTATTAAAGAAGAATCAGGTGTACCAACATTATAAAAATCATCTTCTTTAGCTATACCAGACATTATCAAAACATGTTTTAAATGTTCTATTTGGTCTGGAGTTAATAATTTATGTAATGCATCATTAAATGTACCAGGAACTATATGTTGTTCAGGTTGAGCAGCTATAGGAATAGGTATAAGGTGTTCTACACCATCTTCAGTTATATGATAATACATAGCTGGTTTTCTTATTTTTTTATCAGCATCCCATGTATATATTTGACCAAACTTTGAAGGGTCTGATTCTGTAACTCTAGCCCATGCTTCTGCAGGTGTATCTCCATTTTTAATAATATAATCTAAATATCGTTCCCATGGGCTTGCTTTGTTACCTACTTTTTCTGTACTTATAGTCTGTGATGAACCTTTTTCTTGAAAATCTTCTGGAGAATAAAACCTAGATGCAAAGTCTACTGGTTCTTCTTTTGTTAATTCTTGAAATGCAGGGTCTGCAGCTTCTTCAGCATCCATTTCTTCTTGAATTTCACCTGTAGTAACTGTTGCTTCTGCTTTTGGACTTTCATCAATAACGACTTCTCCTGATTCAACTAATTCAGTTGCGTCCCAATCTGGAGGTAAGCCAAAAACTGCTCCCCAGAATCCAACTTCCATAGGTTCATCCCAAGAATCTTGGTATCCTGGCAATTCTTTTAAAGGTATCTTTACACCACCAACTAGAACATGAGTTGGTGTATTACCTTTTTTACTAAAAAATTTGACAAAATCTCCCATCCATCCAAAATAATCATCATCTGATTCAAAACCATAATCTCCGTATTCAGGTAATTCTTCAGGTGTTAAACCATACCTTTCATAAAGGAAATCAACACCTTTTTTTGTAGAAAAAAACTCTTCTATCCATTCTCTAAATGCTAAACCTCTTTCGTAACTTGTATTATTTTCAGACATTAAGCATTCACCATATACATTTCATAATCGTCCCTAAACATTCTACTAATTATATTAGTCCAAATAGGTGCAAAATCAGGAGATTCCTGTATTATTTGCTCAATAAAATTAGCCATGTCTGCACGCATCATAATAGCTAAATTATTAGTACTAGACAACCACCATGTAGGGTTCTCAGATGGAGACATTCTAATAGATTCATTTTCCATAGCTTTCCATCTAGGTAGGAACTCATCAACAAAAGCTTTACCTGCTTCTGTTTCTCTAACTTCTGGTATATGTGGCCATTTATTAACCATCTCAAGTAATATTTCTTTTGAGGTAGCTGGTACTCTTAAACCACCTGTAGCTTCAAAACCTGGAAGTTGTTGTATTAATGCAGTTCTATATATACGGAATAACTTATTCTTTTCATTTTCAGGCATATTAGAATATTCATACTTTTCTTTAAAAGCTGTGTACATAAAGTAACCTATAGTATCATTAGCAGCTCTATTGAACTCTTCTAGACTTAATACTTCTCTTTCTCCTATTTCATATTCTTCAATAATTCTTTGATAATTTCTTTCTTCATAAGGACTATCAGGTAATACATAGAAAGCACTCTTAGGTAAATGTGTTAATACATTCTCATTATCTCTCTGCCATGAAAGTACTCTATCACTATAAGCTTTCTTACCTGACTTACTTGTACTCTTAGAAGTTGTTAACCAACCATGTTCATATCCGTATAATCTTACAAATGATTCATATGCTGCTACGTGGTCTCCACTATGCTTTTGAACTAAGTTCTGATATTCTTTTGCTAATAACTGTGTAGCCCACATTTTTCCATTCTTATCTTCAGCATAGTATCTAGGAGAAAAACCAGTAGGAAGTATGAATTGAGCACAAAATCTTAAAGCAAATGATGTACTTGTTTTATCTTTACAATATCCCTGTAATGCTGCATCTATAATATCTGGAGTTAATTCATTATCTGGTAACTTATCAGCAGTAGTACCTTTCCATTCTATCTCTGCTAGATAAGGGTCTAATGTACCATCTTTTAACCACCTATCTTCTGCATTCTCCATTTTTAATAATCTGAATAGTTCAATTGAAGTGCTTGCTCTTGCTGAATCTATTTCAGCTTGATTCCCAAATGGTGTTGCACCTAAAGTTATCCAGAATTTATTTAAAGAAGCATTATCAGGCATAATTGCATCTAAGAAACCATTACCTGTAGGAGGACCAAAATCACCAAACAATACACTTCTTAACTCATCACCAGTACCATTATCAGGTAATATTCTATCAATAGCATATCCAGCCATTGGAGTAGGGCCAGGAACAAATCCTTGACCTAATATGTTCACTCCAGTTACAAATCCTCTTGGAGACATCTTAATATTTGAATCTTCACCGAATATTAAGTTAGACATCCAACCACCAAATGGGTATACGAACATTTGTTCGCCTGAACCATTAGGGTCTTCTGTAAAGAAACCATCTCCTGTATATCCTAATCCTGATGCTCCAGCTCCACCTTTTACACCTAATTGAACTTTTCTTACTACTGTAGGATTTTCAGCTATTAACCTAGGCCATGTAGTTAATAACTCAAACCATACTTCAGGGAATGGAAATAAGTTTCTTAATTTATGAGAAATATTATGTCTCTTAGTTACATCATAAAGTAACTCTTTTGTTGCGGCTAAACCAAAAGCTTTTGAAGTATCATTGATTGCTTCATAATTTGATTTATTGTATCTAGTACCTACTTTTGGAGCATCTACTAAATCCCATCCTGATTTATTTATTTGAAATATATCATCTAAACCTGAAGCTTTTATTTCATCAATATATATTTTTCTTAAATCTTTATCGAATAAATGCCACATATCCATAATCTTTTCCCAACGATATTGTTTGAAAACAACACTTCTATTTAAATAATTCAAGTTCTTTTCTACTAATTTTTCAAAAAAGATATTTACGCCTTTATCCCATTGTTGTTCTAATTTAGCTATTCCTGTTACTTCGTTATCAAAATGTTTTTTAAATATAGTACCAAAGTCCATTTCATCACCATAAGCATCAATATATTTTTGTATTTCTTTTTTGATTGCTACTTCATCTACATCAGATATTGCTTTTAATGTACCAAACTCATCTGATTCAGCTATAAAATCAATAAATTCGTCAGAATTATATTTTTTAAATTTTCCATCAGCAATAATATCTCTTAGGAATTGATGACCTATATATTCTGAATCAACATTATGGCTTAACTGTGCTTCTATTAATGCATTAATATTATTTTGTTTTTGGTCTCTATAAGAATATTTTTTATAATCAATACCTTCAGTTAATTGATGTCCAGTTAATTGTCTAATATGGTTTTCTCTAGATTTTAAATAAGCAATAGCATGTTCATCATCTTTTGCAACTTTAATCCAATCTTCTCCACCTCTATTTAATAAACGTTGTCTCTCATTACTTGTAAGGAACCAATCAATAAGAGGCTGAGTAACTCCACCTTCTTTAGCAACCATTACAGTTACAGGGTCATTTCTTAATTTAAATATTCCATCATAAATAGCATCTGCATAATCTGGGTCTCCCCAGTTAACTTCTTTAAAACTATGTTTATATTGATTATCATACTTATGGTCAGCTAAAATATTTTTATAATGATTTTCATGCATTAATGATTTATACTCAGGACTATTAAAAATATTCTCTATATTATCACCATATTTTTTCATCATTGCTTTTTGTTGTTCTTCTGAATGAGAAAATACCCAAGCTAAATATCTAAAAGGATGGTTATATGCTGAATCAAGTCCAGCTGCTGCAACCCTTGCTTGTTCTTCTAAAAATATTCTTGTAAAGAATGCATATCTAACAAGTACAATTGGTTTAAATAATTTTCTTGTATAATTATCAAGTAATAAAGTTACTGCATCATCCATAGTTTTATTTGTAGGAATATATCCTCCTATTTCAGCTGCATACTTTTTAACTCCTTTTCTTCCATCTTTTTTAAATGCTTCTACAAATTTCTTATAATGAGGTCTAGCTAATGAAAACCCTTTAAAAGTTTTAATATCATCAGATGACAAAGCAAAGAAACCTTTTCCTGCAACTCTATCTACAATATCTTGATTAAGAAAAGGAAAATAGTTATCAGTCATTTCACCTAAAGTACTTGCTTTAGGTATTAAAATATCTTGCCATTTTCCTTCTAAAGTAAATTTCTTTTTATCAAATATTGCACCAGTTGAAGAACCAGGAAATACCATATTATATAATCTATCATCATCAAATCCTGAACTCTTCCAATATGCTTTTTCACTATTCCAATCTGTTATTATTCTATTGGCATGTTTTTCTAATGCTTTAATATTTTCACCTTGATATTTAACTCCTTCTTTTGCTGCTCTAGCTTCAACTTTTTTAATAGTATGAGATAAAGAAGTTTCCATATAATCCATTAAGAAATTATTTTTAGCACGATATTGTTTTTCAATAGGTAGTTCTAATATTCTTTCCCAGTCATCTATAAGTTCTATAAATTTATTGTCACTAAATCCTTGTAGATTCATATTATTTATTAAAGCTTCTGTTCCATCTATAGTGCTTGTCATACTCATATAGTTAGGACTTCTAAGTGCTAACATTTTTTTCATGTTCTCACTCATACCAGTTTGATAAGCAGAACTAAATCCTAAGTATTTTTTAATACCTGTAGCTTTTGGATTTATTTTATTTTTGTAAAAGAAGTTTAAAGACTCCCAAGCATCTGGAACTCCATCAACAAGTCCTGCTGTTACTTTATTTGCTTGTGTAAATTTTCTTGCTTCAGTTACTACATCATCATAATGTCTTAAAGTTCTCATTGTAAATTTACTCATATTCCAAGTACGAATAGCTCCTGCACCAAGAACAGAACCCATACTTCTCATTGCTATATCAGGTCTTCCTGTAACTTTTCTCATTGCAGCATTAGTCATGTAAGAAAAACCTTTAGGCAACTCAGTTGCTTGAAAAACTGTAGGTTTTTTCCCAATATTCATACTTGCAGTATGATAACCATCACCTAATAAGTCTTTAAATATAATATCTATATCTACTTCACTTTTTCCTGCCATCTTCTTCCAAAACATTTTAGAACCAGGAATCCATTTATTTAAAGTAGGGTCATTCATTAGTTCTACTGGATTAGCTTCTGATATATGTTTTCTTAATGTTTTATATTCAGGTAAAGCCATAAGTTTTCCACCATCTTTAGCAAATACACTTTGAACTCTTCCGTTAATTAATCCATGTTTCCTTCTTAATTTTCTATCTGCTTTTAATGCTTGTTGAACAGAAGGTATTACTTCATCCATCATTGTCGGATTAAGCGATAACTTAGCTAATTCTTCTGAATTATTATTTAAGGCAACAACTATTTTCTTTTCATCTGGCATTAAATTATCCCAGGCTTGCTTACCTGCTTTAGTTCTATCTTTAGCAGCAGTAGCAATTTGTTTAGAAAGTTCCATAGCTTCTTTTTTATTAGCAATATATCTAATACCTTCACCTTGTTTTAATCTTTTAGCTGATTCTCTTGCTAATATATCTGTACTTCTTGACCATTTTCTAATTTTAGTAAGACTTAATAATCCACCATTAAAATATTCAGCAGGTAAAGCTGAAGCAAAATCTAACAATCCAGAAGTTACTTTATATGCAGTAGTACCTGGTTGATATATTTGTCCTGCTTCATATCTACCCCATGAATAATCAGTTAACTGTCCATCATTTAAAAACTCTCTTTGAGCATATTCAGTAATATTCATGTCGTTATAATTAGTTCTTCTATCAGCAAATATTTTTATTTTATTTGGGTTATCAATACTTAAATAATTAATTTGTCCATTAGCATCTAGTTCTTTGATAGGAGAACCAATCTTTAAATAATATAATTCTTTAGCTTTCTTTTCATCTCCACCGAATTTTAAAAGTAAATCGTTATACATAGGGTCTTCTTCAGCATGTACAGATTCAAAAAAGAATCTTTTACTTCTATCCATGTTTACAGCTTCACCACTCATAACTTTCTTAGCAGCCGCCCAGATATAGTTCTCTCCTGCAAACTTAATAGCTTCCTGCATAAAATCAATATTTTGTCCAAGCTCTCCTGGACCTAGGTCTCTACCTAAATTTGGAACTTGAGATATATTAACTAATGTAGCTATATTTGCTTGAGCTACTTCTGGTGTATATCCTTTTTCTAATAATTCATCATATCTTCTAAGGTCTTGATAATATCTCCAGATACGACCTTGTGCTCTATAAGGAACACCTCCACCTCCAAATTGCATTATGTCTGAAGTTGGTAGTGGATTCCATTTATTCCAAGTTTCTCTAATTGCATCTAATGTTCCTATTACGTATACTGGTAACGACCAATTTCCTACTTCTTTAGGAGTTCTTCCACCAGGAGCCCATCCACCAGATAATATATCAATGATACTTAGATTCATATCATCAGTGATTTTTTCATTTCTAAATTTCTCAGATAAAGCTTTCCAATTTTCTGATTCTTGTACTACCCATTCTTCTTGAGCTTTATCAGCTAACATTTGTTTTGATAAAGTATCTGTGACTGGAAGTACTTGTGCTGCAGTTATTAAATTTTTATCTAAGATATCATAAGCAAGTGAATCCCTAATTACTCCTTCAGATAAAGCTTGTATCATAGGTCTATTTTCAGGACTTGTGTAGAACTTCATTACATCTTCTTCTAGTTTCCTAGAGAGATAGAACTCTCGTTCCATCATTGGGTCAATAAACATTATGTACTTCTACTGTTAAGTAATTGAGCAATAACAGGATGAGGATTAACTTGATACATTGCTGATAAAAGTATATCTACATTATTAGCAATATCTCTTGTAGGTCCTCCGCCTTCTCCAATTGGTATTCCTTCTGTTGCTGGTTGATTTGGTAAATCTGTTCCTCCAAAAACATTTGGTCCTGCTGCGTTTGATTGCATAGGAAAAGGAGAATTAGCTCCACCAGAATCTCCTAAAGGAGCACCTTGTTGCTGTTGTTGAAATGCAGCACTTTCTCCATATGCCATATCTTCTCCACGCATGATAGGTTGAGCTCCATCAGTTCTCTGACTTAAAGCTCCTGGTCCACTAACTGCATTCTTTCTATTAGGGGTAGGTCTTTTATATCCACCTCTAGAACGGTTCTTCGCCATAACTATCCTCCTCATTTAACATAATAATAATATTTGGTAAAGGTCTAATGATTGTATATCTTGGAAGTAATTCATCACCGTATGGAACATCTCCAAATTCTTGATTAATGATACTCCAAAATGATTGTTCTATATCTTCCATTATATTCCTCCTAATGCACCAGCTACTGAAGGAGGTCCTTGAGGTGCTGGTAATCCACCAGGAGCACCTTGTTGCTGAGCCATTTGTTGTTGTATCATAGCTTCTTCTTCTGGAGACATCTGTGGTTCTTGAGGAGTATAGAACATTCTCATTATATCTGTCATTTCTGCTGGATATTCATAAATAGCTATAACAGCCATAGTAGCTGCAGGGTCTCCCTGAGCTGACCTAGCAAGAATAGATTCAAATAAAACATTCTCTGCTTTATTCTTTCTAATACGTTCTTGTACCTTAGCTATATTATCAAGACCATCAATATTGTCTTGTAAGGTCTCTACGTCTATAACACCTGCTTGTAATAATTGCAAACCAGTAACAATCTTTTGTGGTTCATCAAAACCAGCCATAACTCCATAAACACGTCTTGTCCTGAAATCTCCACCAATATCTGCTATAGGAGCATAGTTTTCAGAGAATGCAGTACCTGCATAAAAACCTTGTATTGGTTTCTTTCTTAATTCATCAAACTGTGCAGCTAGTAAACTATCAAGTTCTAATCTCTTTTCATCCATACTTTCAAGACCATGTTTAATAACTTCTCTATATTCATTAATCATTAATGACATAGTTCCATTAAGTTCTTGTAGTCCTGCACCAGTAACAAATGAGTTAGGAGATTGAGCATCATCAGTAACTGGATATCCACCAACTAATCTGAGTTGTCTTTCTAATCTATCTATCTGTTGAAATAATTGATAAGGTATATTGTTCTGTGGTTTAGATACTTGAGTACCAGGAGCAAGATAGTTAATTGCAAATCTACCTCTTCTATATTGTCCTGATTCAAGTTCTCCTGATATGTTAGTTTCTGTGAATACAGAGTCTTCCATAGCTATTGCTGACATAATATTAATCTTTGCCATCATAGCCATCAAACCTATAACATGGTCATACTGACCTTTGAGTTCATCAAAAGATGTTCTCTTCATAAATACAAATGGAGGACTGCTTAAATAATTTGGTATGAAATCCAGAATCATTCTCTTTTCTGGGAATATTACATAAGTACCACCCATATCATAATATTCAATTATTCGTACACCCTGGCCTGTATTATCTTCCCAGGTA